AAAAGCTTGAGCTTCTCAATGAGAAGAAAACACAAGAGAAGGCAGAAAAAGGTTTTCTAGATTTTGTGCAATCAATGTGGCCTGCCTTCATTGAAGGCGAACATCACAAGATTATGGCCGATGCATTTGAGCGTGTTGCCAATGGCGAACTCAAACGGCTTATCATCAACATGCCGCCCCGACACACCAAGTCAGAATTTGCATCCTATCTTTTCCCTGCATGGTTTCTTGGCAAATATCCTGAAAAGAAAATCATCCAAACAGCACACACGGCAGAACTTGCTGTCGGTTTTGGTCGTAAGGTCAGGAACCTGATTGGCAATGATGACTATCAAAAAGTCTTTAAGGGCGTGGAACTATCATCCGACAGTAAAGCGGCTGGACGTTGGAACACAAACAAGGGTGGCGACTACTTCGCTATCGGTGTCGGCGGTGCAGTCACGGGTAAGGGTGCTGACGTTCTCGTTATTGACGACCCCCATTCCGAACAAGAGGCGGCAGTCGGTCAGTACAACGCGGATGTCTACGACAAGGTTTACGAATGGTATACCTCTGGCCCAAGACAACGTCTGCAACCCGGCGGCGCTATCATCATCGTGATGACACGCTGGTCAAAGCGCGACCTCACAGGACAGATAATCAAAAACTCAATCCAGAAAGAGGGTGCAGGCGAGTGGGAAGTGATAGAGCTTCCCGCAATTCTTCCATCAGGCAAAGCATTATGGCCCGGATTTTGGAAACAAGAAGAACTTGAATCACTCAAAGCGGAACTGCCAGTATCAAAATGGAACGCACAGTATCAGCAGAACCCGACATCCGAAGAAGGCGCACTCATCAAACGCGAGTGGTGGCAAGAATGGGACCAGTCACAAATGCCAGAGTGCGAATCAATTATCCAATCATGGGATACCGCTTTCTTGAAAACACAACGTGCCGACTATTCTGCATGTACAACATGGGGGATATTCAACTGGCCTGACGAAGATGGGCAAACAATTCCAAACCTTATCCTGCTGGATGCCTTCAAAGAAAAGCTTGAGTTCCCAGATTTGAAGCGAGCGGCCTATGATAAATACTGGGAGTGGGAGCCAGACCAAATGATTATCGAAGCCAAAGCCGCAGGCTCGCCTTTGATATTTGAACTAAGGGCTATGGGAATACCTGTCACGGAGTTTACACCGTCGCGAGGACAGGATAAGATAGCAAGAGTAAACGCCGTTACCGATTTGTTTGCGAGTGGTGTGGTCTGGTGTCCACCAACAAGATGGGCGGAAGAGGTTGTTGAAGAATGTGCTTCCTTTCCGTCAGGTGACCATGACGATTTGGTTGATTCGACCACACAAGCATTGTTAAGGTTTCGGCAGGGCGGATGGATTAGGTCAACAATGGATGACTGGGACGACGAACCAGTGTATCGTAGACCAGTAAATTATTATTGAGGTGCTATTATGGGCAAGGGCGCAAATACAAACATGATGAATACGGCAAACACTCAACCGATGCCTAGTGGGGGCAAGGGTGGTGCAGTTGCTCCTAGAGGCTTCTCAACTGGCGCTGTATCAACTTCGCTCGGACCCATACCCACAAATCCAGACGGCACACCCGCTGGGGTACAGCCGATGCCTACTAGCGGTCCGTATACGCCGTACACAGGCGGGCCAACACCAATGAATCCGCCACAACAACCACAACCTATGATTCCAACGCTCGCGCCACAGCCTCCCGCAGGAAAGGGCGGCGGACTTCAGTCTCGTAGAGATTTTGTAAACAGTGACAATGACCTTAATAGAATTAGAGGGGCGCAAATGGAGCTTGAAAGAAAAGCTCGTCAAGAGGCGCTTAACAGAAGTTACTATGACCAGCCAGCCGCTCCCGCAGACATGACTGCCGCAGATATGAATGCGAATATGACTGCCGAGGGCGCAGACCCAGCCACGGCACAGCCACCGTTGCAGTTTGGCGACCCCGGATATATGCCAACCTATAACCCCCCGACCATGATACCCGCCAGCAGAAATCCGTATGACCGTCCTAAAATGGGTCAAATGGACAGGCTTAACGCGGCGTATCAGGACAGAATGAGAAAATTTGATTCAGGCTTAAGCTCACCAGATAGTCGGCAACGGCTACGAGAATATGCTGAAGAATTAAAGAACAGAGTCCACTTTAATAGCCCAGAAGCCGAGCAAAGGTTTAACAATCAATTTGGCTTGTCTGAACCCGACAGGCCCGTAATGGAAACCCCAGAGCAAAGGACAGCAAGATTGTTTAGCTATATAAGCGAACCTTCTGATAGATTTGGACCCGTGGACCCAAAGCTTGACGCTGAATACGATAATTTTTTGAGAACAAGAATGAACCCAAATCAAGTTATGAATAGATTTACTGGTGTAAGAAGAGCGGCGTTTGGCGAGCCTTTGCAAATAAGTTCAGCATTTGGAAGCCCCTTTAGAGGGCTTACAGCGATGGGAAGAGAAAGGTTTAATCCTGCGTTAGTAAATGCGCCTGTAGGCGCTGGGCCGCGTGTAAATTCGGGGCGTGGCGGTAAGGGCGATTTTGGCGCTTATGCCCCATATGTTAACATATAGGAGTTCCGTGTGGCTGTAGAAAAAAAGATGGAGCCTTCCGATGTGGAGGTAATGAATGGTCAGGACGTTGAAATAGAAATAATAAATCCTGATGCAGTTTCTGTTGAAACCGACGACGGCGGAATGCTCATTGATTTTTCAGGTGAGGTTACGGACGAGTTGATTGGGCCGAGCCATGACGCAAACCTAGCAGAATTTTTAGACGAGGCAGACCTTCAGTCAATGGCGTCTGAGCTTATCGGTGATTTTGACGGGGACAGAGTGTCCAGAAAAGAATGGGCGAGAAGTTACGTCAAGGGCCTTGACCTTCTTGGGATGAAGATTGAGGAAAGAAGCCAGCCTTGGGCTGGGGCTTCTGGTGTATTCCACCCAGTTCTAACAGAGTCAGTTGTAAGATTTCAGGCGCAGGCTATGGGCGAGTTATTTCCTGCGTCTGGACCAGTTCGCTCGAAAGTTGTTGGCAAGCAAACAATAGAAAAACTTCAGCAAGCCAAGCGTGTCGAAAATGAAATGAACTATCTCTTGACGGAAGAGATGACAGAGTATCGTGATGAGCTAGAGCAGATGCTGTTCAGGTTGCCGCTTGCGGGGTCAGCGTTTAAAAAATCTTATTATGACCCAATCAGAAAGCGACCAGCGTCAATGTTTGTTCCGGCAGAAGACTTCGTTGTTTCTTATGGCGCATCTGATTTGGCTACATGCCCAAGATACACACACGTTATGAAGAAAACCTCGAACGAGGTTGCCGAATTAATTTACAATGGGTTTTACAGAGAGGTTGAGCTACCTGACCCAGAACCTGACTATTCAGATATTCAAGAAAAATATGACGAGCTTGATGGAGAATCGGCGGTTATTGAAGATGACGACAGGCACACTCTTTTAGAGATTCACACAGACATGCTGATGCCGCCGCCATTCAACGAACCCAATGGGCTGGCCTGTCCGTATGTCATAACGATAGACAAGTCTTCTAGAACTATTTTGTCTATCAGAAAGAATTGGTACGAAGATGACCCCGAAAAAGCCAAGCGATTACACTTCACCCACTACAGATACTTACCCGGACTCGGATTTTATGGAACCGGACTCATACATCTCATCGGTGGCCTCGCGAAAAGCGCCACTTCTATACTCAGGCAACTCATCGACGCGGGGACGCTCTCGAATCTTCCGGCTGGCCTCAAGGCTCGCGGACTTCGCATCAAGGGTGATGACTCGCCGCTAATGCCCGGCGAGTTCCGTGATGTAGATGTTCCGGGTGGGGCTATCAAGGATTCAATTACATTTATTCCATACAAGGAACCGTCTAGTGTTTTGTATCAACTGCTAGGCAATATTGTCGAAGAGGGGCGGCGCATTGGCTCTGTTGCTGATGTTCAGGTTGGAGATTTAAATAATCAAGCGCCTGTTGGCACAACCTTGGCTCTTATGGAGCGCTCCATGAAAGTTATGTCTGGTGTGCAGGCGAGGTTACACGCATCACTCAAGGCAGAGCTAAGACTAATTGCCAAAATTGTTTTTGATTTTATGGGGCCAAAGTATTCTTACGAAACAGAAGAAGAGGCAAACCGCACAGAGGATTTTGATGGCAGAGTTGATGTGATTCCGGTGTCAGACCCCAACGCATCCACAATGTCTCAAAGGGTGATGCAGTATCAGGCCGCCTTGCAATTAGCACAACAAGCGCCACAGTTGTATGATATGGGCAAATTGCACAGACAGATGCTTGAGGTTCTTGGTATTTCAGATGCAAAAGAAATCATCAAGCTTCCTGATGAAGTGTCACCCGCTGACCCTATTACTGAAAACATGCGTATCTTGCAACAAGAGCCAGTTAAAGTTTTCAAGTATCAAGACCACGAAGCGCACATCCAAGTGCATATGTCCTTTATGCAAGACCCCAAGATACAACAGCTTGTTGGGCAGTCTCCCTTTGCACAGGCAATACAGAACTCCATTGCGGCGCACATTACTGAGCATGTGGCTATGTTGTATCGCAATAAAATTGAACAAGAGCTTGGGGTGTCTATGCCTGATGAAGATGCGCCGCTTCCAGAGGACGTAGAGCTTGAGTTGTCTCGCGTGGCAAAAGATGCCGCTCAATCACTGCTAGGCAAAAACCAAGCAGAGGTACAGCAACAGCAAGCCGCCGCGCAACAGGCTGACCCGTTAACTCAAATTCAGCAGGCCGAACTTAAGATGAAGCAAGACGAGCTACAGCATAGAGAGCGCGAAAGAGAAAGGCTTGCGTCTCAAGAGAGAATTAAAACCGCAGAGGTCAGGGTCAAGGGCGCGGAGATTGGCGCGAAGCTGACATCTGAAGAAGAAAAAAATAAAACAGCTACTAAAAAAATAAGAGCAGACCTTCTTAAAGAAGGACTAAAAACAGGAAAGGGTTTAGCTGATGACGCGACCAACAGTGAGTAATTTAGACAAACGCTTGACGGTTGTTGAAGAGGTCTTTGAAGAAAGATGGCTTGAAACAATCAATAGAATTAAAAGGTTGGAAGCCGTGCTTGTTGGCTCGGCAGGCGCAATCATTACATTGTTGTTGGTGCAAATTATAAATGTCTAGTCCTGACCCATACCTTGAGTTTATCAGAGTGAAGGTGCGCGAGTACATGAACGAATGTGCTGACCACCTTGCTGGCGGCGGTGCAAAAGACTTTGAAGAGTACAAGTTTATATGCGGTAAAGTCGAGGCCCTCGCTCTTGTCGAAAGAGAAATATTAGACCTTACACAAAAACTTGTAGACGAGTAGTTGCAAAATCAAAAAGTTTGTTATAACTTTTCATTTACGAGGACAATCCTCGCAAGGACTGCGGGCCCTTCCCGTTGCAAGGTGAGAAGATGTATTCTGCTGAAGTAAAAAATTTGGATTTAGAAAGACTCAAAAAGTCTGAGACATTTCCGCACCCGACAGGGTATAAATTGTTAATCGCTATGCCGACCTTAGAAGAAAAAACTGAGGGCGGCGTTTTTATTCCTAATAGTCTACAGCAAGCCGAAAGCACAGCCTCCGTTGTTGGCTGGGTTGTACAGGCGGGTGACTTGGCTTATCAAGACCAAGATAAGTTTCCAAATGGTCCATATTGCAAAGAAGGCGATTGGGTAATATTCCGCTCGTATTCTGGCACAAGGTTTAAGATTGAAGACCAAGAGTTCCGTCTGATTAATGACGATACTGTTGAGGCGGTTGTTGCCGACCCAAGGGGAGTTAAAAGAGTATGAGCGAAATAGCACAAGAAGATATTGTAGAAATTAATACAGAGCCGCAGGTGGTGTCCGCGTCAGAAGATGACATGGAGATTGAGGTTGTAGATGACCGCCCCATGGAAGACCGTGTGCCACCCCGCGCTGAAGCAGAGCCAGCCCCTAGCGATGATGACGGGGATGATGAGGCGGCTGATTATTCTGAGCGTGTGCAAAAACGTATTAAGAAGTTAAAGTACGATTATCACGAAGAGCGTCGTGCTAAGGATACAGCAGACCGAGAGCGCGAAGAGGCCGTGGGTTTTGCTCAAAGAGTCTTTGAAGAAAATCAAAAACTTAGAAACACGTTGGCGCAAGGCGAGGGTGTTCTTTTGGAGCAAACCAAAGGTCGCGCAGAAGCTGATGTGGCAAGGGCTAAAAAGGAATACAAGGATGCCTTTGAGAGTGGTGACCCAGATGTAATCACCGAAGCTCAGATAAATCTAACCAATGCACAAGCCGCGCAGATACAGGCAAATCAATATGAACCTGTTTATCAAAACATTCCCGCCCCAACAGTGCCTCAAAAAAAAGTTGAACGTCCTATTAACAAACCTACTAGTTTAGATATAGAATGGGCAGAGAAGAACCCTTGGTTTAACCGTGACAGTGTTATGACGGGTTTTGCACTAGGAGTGCATGAAGACCTTGTTAAATCTGGCACGAATCCATTGGAGACGCCTGATAGGTATTATCGGCAGTTAGATGCTGAGTTACTGAAAAGGTTTCCAGACAAGTTTGGTAGCGGTAGTACAGAGGAAGCACCCCGCACCCAAGCTGGCAACGTGGTGGCCCCCGCACAGCGGAGTGCAAATAAATCACGCAAGGTGCAACTAACCTCTACACAGGTCGCTCTCGCCAAGCGAATAGGGATTACCCCCGAACAATACGCGGCGCAACTTTTGAAATTGGAGCAATGAAATGGCTGACAGAGATTCACGCACAAATAAGACAAGAGAGAAGACAGAGCGGAAAGCTACTTGGAAAAGACCTTCCGCACTACCCGACCCAGACCCACAGTCTGGTGTGGAGTATCGTTGGATACGCACAAGCACGCTTGGCGCATCAGACAACAAAAATGTCTCTTCTCGTTTTCGTGAAGGCTGGGAGCCTGTACTTGCATCTGAGCATCCTGAAATGCATGTTATGCCCGATGTGGATAGCAAGTTTGAAGGAAATGTAGAGGTTGGTGGATTGTTACTTTGCAAAACAGCAACTGAAAATGTCGAAGCACGCAGAGATTTTATGAACGACCAAAATTCAAGGGCAATGGAGGCCGTAGATAATAATTTCCTGAGAGAGTCAGACCCGCGTATGCCTGTGCTTCGTCCAGAAAAATCAACGCGCACTACTAGTTAGTTTGGTTTGAGGGAGCCATTGTTTAATTTTGGATTAGGAGAAAAAAGATGACAGCAACTGCTTCACCTTCTGGACTGCGTCCAATCGGACGACTAGACTCAGGCTCGCTTGAAGTTTACCGTCAGTATCCAATTGCTTCCGGCTACGGAACCGCTATTGCGGTGGGTGACGTTGTTCACCTTGTAGACGGCGGAACGGCTACAACGATTGAGAAACAGTCCGCCACTGGCGATGATTCAACGGAAATTGACATCGTTGGTATCTTTATGGGTGTGTCTTATACAGACCCAAATACGAACCAAAAAACATTCAGCCAATTGTATCCTGCAAGCACAACAGCTTCAGATATTATGGCGTATGTTGTTGACGACCCGAATGCCCTGTTTACTATTCAGGCAGACGGTGCGCCAACAAATGTGAATGACATTTATGGTAAAAACACGCTGTTGGTTCAAACAGCCCCCGACACTTCTTTAAAAGTATCACGGGTTGCTTTGGATATTAGTGAACTCAGCACAGACGCTCAGAACCCTATCCGTGTAATTGATTACTTGGGTGGACATGAGGGCGACGAAAAAGGGACAGCTTTCCCTGTTCTTGTGTGCAAGTTTAACTATCATCAGCACACTTCAGCTACTGGCTCGGCATAAGGAGATTAAGTTATGGCTATTGCAAGACCACAGTTACTTAAAGAACTTCTGCCGGGACTCAACGCTCTGTTTGGGCTTGAGTATGAGAAGTATGAAAACGAACACGCAGAGATTTATGAAACAGAATCATCAGAGCGTAGCTTTGAAGAGGAAGTCAAACTCTCTGGGTTTGGGGCCGCTCCGGTAAAGCCGGAAGGTTCTTCGATTTCATTCGATTCAGCGCAGGAGTCGTTCACTGCCCGTTACAACCACGAAACCGTGGCAATGGGCTTTTCAATCACGGAAGAGGCGGTAGAGGACAATCTGTATGACAGCTTGTCTGCACGCTACACCAAAGCATTGGCTCGCGCTATGGCATATACCAAGCAGACCAAAGCGGCGGCGTTGCTGAATACTGGCTTTGACACATTCCAATCTGGAGATGGTGTGACACTGTTTAACACAGCACACCCGACAGTGGCTGGAGGCAGTAACTCCAACCGTCCGTCAACAAACTCAGACCTTAACGAGACTTCTCTCGAACAGGCAGTAATTGATATTGCGGCCTTTAAGGATGAGCGTGGCCTTCTTATTGCGGCTCGTCCGCGTAAGCTGATTGTCCCGCCCGCACTGATGTTTGTAGCGACTCGTCTACTTCAGTCGGAAATGCGTACAGGTACTGCTGACAATGACATCAATGCCTTGGTTAATAACGGGTCAATCCCAGAAGGGTTCCGTGTCAATCACTATTTGACAGACACAGATGCTTTCTTCTTGACCACGGATATTCCAAATGGCTTGAAGCATTTTGAGCGTACCCCAATGACAACCCAAATGGACGGTGACTTCGACACTGGCAATGTTCGCTACAAAGCACGCGAGCGTTACAGCTTCGGCGTATCCGACCCACTTGGTATGTACGCTTCGCCGGGAGCATAAAAAGTTACAAATAACTTTTAGGGGGGTGGCTGTTGCCGCCCCCTTTTTTATGGGGTATTCTATTTGTATTCCTGACAGTTACATGGTGTGACTGACAATAGCCACGACAGGAGACACACATGGCTAACACAACTTTTAGCGGTCCCGTCCGTTCTGAAAACGGGTTTAAAGTTATATCTAAAAACTCAACTACTGGTACAGAGACAGATGTAGTGGACATTGCTTCCACTGGTATTGTCACTAGTAAATTTGTAAAACACGTTGGGTTTGCTACAGGTGTTACTGTAAACACCACTGCTGGTGACAGCCCAGCTATTGGTCAATTCACACAACCTGCCAACACTATTATTACCGACATTAAGATTTTCTGTGTTACCGCACCAGTGATTGGTACAGGTGACATTGGTTATGAAGTTGGTACTTCTAGTTCGGGTGCACAAATTGTTGCGGCAGTTACTGATGAAATTCTCGATGGTGGTACAACTGTAGTGGTTGGTAATGTAACTACTACAACGCTTGTTGCTCAGACACAAAGTGCTACGACAGCACCTGCTTCTGTTCAATATACCTCTGCCGAAAGAACGATTTTTTGCAACATTACCAATACTGTTGATGCTACTACCGCAGGTTCGTTTACTTTCATTGTTGAGTATGTACAGGTTGCATAAATAGGGGGCAGTCATGTCGAGTGATGTATTTGCAGTAAACAAAACAGCAGACGCCACGGTGTTTGCTAGTCGTGCGCGAGTACGTCAAATTCAAGTAAAGACTGAGGGTTCAGGTAGCCCAAAAGTTGTCCTCAAAGATGGGGGTTCGTCAGGAACTGCCCTGATTACCCTCGAGTTTGGGACAGGCAGTACATTTTCAGTAAACATCCCAGACAATGGGATACTGTTTGAGACTGATGTTTACTTAGATTTGACAGCGTGTTCTAGCGTTACAGTGTTTCTTTCATAGGTAATGTAATGGGAAAAAAGACAAAAGATATATTAGGTAGCATATCCCCTCTTTACGGGGCGGCTACGGGCAGAGGTGCTTTCGGTAAGCTTACTGAAGGCGGGCCGGGTCTGCTTGGCCTGATGGCGAAGATTGGTGACAAGAAAACCGATGAGGAAGCCGAGGCCAAAAAAGCGCAGATGATGACCCCCAACATGAAAGCGGCTCAAGATGTCAAGAGAATGGCGGCTGGCGGCAGGGCAAGGAAGCGCTCTATTGATGGCATAGCCACCAAGGGCAAGACCCGCGCCATATACTAATGTCTAAGACAAAATATCCCGGCGTTACCAGAACGCCAAGCGGCGGGATTAAATATAGAGGCACAACCTTTGCTGGGTTTAACAAGCCCAAGCGGTCCAATCGCACGGGCAAAAAAGGCATGGTGTTAGCCAAAGAGGGTGAGAAGATAAAGCTCATCCACTATGGCGATAGCTCCATGGGTCACAACTATTCCGCGACGGCACGCAAAAGCTTTAAATCACGGCACGGGAAAAACATAGCCAAAGGAAAAATGTCTGCGGCTTATTGGGCAAATAAAGAGTTGTGGTCAAAGGGTGGCTCTAAGAAAGCGCCACCCAAATCACAGAAGCACAAGAAGTACGGCAGGAGAAACAAGTGAAGGCAGGCAGAAAGATAGGTTGCCCCAAGAGGCCCATCGCTATGAGCGGAGGGGGGAGTACGGGGAAAAAGAAATCTAAATCTAAGGTTAATGAGGCTGGAAATTATACAAAGCCTGCCATGAGAAAGCGTCAATTTAATCGTATTAAGGCTGGCGGCAAAGGGGGAAAGCCGGGCCAGTGGAGTGCTAGAAAGGCTCAGATGTTAGCTTCAGCCTACAAGAAAGCTGGCGGAGGCTATAGAGACTAGGTGAAATATGGACCCCATATCAACAGGTTTGGCAGGCATTGCTTTAGTCCAGAAGTCTGTAGATTTTATTAAAAGCAATATCAACACTGTAAATGATATACGAGACATAGCGGGTGCGTTAGACGGTCTTTTCGAGGGAGAGAAGCAAGTACAAAAAAAGCGATTCGGCGACAAGTCTATCATCGGTCAATCCAAAGAGGCGGCGCACTCTGTGATTGATGCGAAACTGGCTCAAGAGCAACTCCAAGAAATTTCAGTAATGATTGACAATAGGTTCGGCTACGGAACATGGAGAGCTATCATTGCTGAAAGAAGCAAAAGAATTGCAGAGGAAAAGGAGGCTATAAAGCAAGCTAAAATAGAGGCAGAAAAAAAGAAAAAGAAAAGAAATGAAGAAATTAAATTTGGGTTACTTGTTGTTTCTATTATTGGCGGGGCGTCCGGACTTTTAGTCCTTGTTGTTCTTATTGCATTTTCATAGTATTATTTGACATGGCAGACAAAAAGAAAACTCAAAAAAGTTTGGATAGCTGGACTAAGCAGAAGTGGCGGACAAAGTCTGGTAAGCCCAGCACGCAGGGTCCAAACGCTACTGGTGAGAGGTATTTGCCTAGCGCGGCGATAGTCAATATGTCGTCAAAAGAATACGCGGCTACGACTAGAAAAAAGCGTGAGGATACAAAGAAGGGTAGGCAATTCTCTAAACAACCAAGAAGAATTGCAAGCAAAGTCAGAAAGCATAGGAACGCATAATGGCAGTTGTGACACCAGACTTACCAGAAATTTTTGAGGAAGCCTTTGAGCGGGCGGGGACAGAGCTTCGCTCTGGGTATGATTTAAAGACTGCCCGCCGTAGTTTTAACCTTTTAACATTGGAGTGGCAAAATCGTGGACTTAATCTTTGGACCATTGCGAGCGGTACGCAAGCTATTACCGCAGGGACTGCAACGTATACTCTCCCGACAGACACTGTTGACCTTCTGGAACACCAACTTCGGACGGGGACAGGAACCAATCAAACCGACACCAACCTCGAAAGAATCAGTGTCTCAACCTACGCCCAGCAAAACCAAAAAAACACGCAAGGTAGGCCGACCCAAATCTTCGTCGAAAGGTTAGCAGGTTCTACGCAGGCAACACTCTGGCCTGTTCCCAATAGTGCTGAAACCTATACTTTGTTTTATTACAGGCTGGTCGGCACTGACGGGCTGGCTAGTGGTATATCTGGGACATCCACAAACTTTATACCGCCAAGATGGGTTCCATGTTTGGTGGCTGGGCTTGCATATCAAATAGCAATGAAGAAGCCTGAAGGCGCAGAACGTGCGGCGGCCTTGAAAGAGGAGTACGAGTTTCAGTATCAGCTTGCCGCAGGGGAAGACGCAGACAGAGTTTCTGTGAGGTTTGTGCCGTTTAGTTCTGTGTATGTGGAGGGATAGATGTACGCACGCGGTAGCAAAGCTTTCGGGTACTGCGACAGAACAGGCTTTCGGTATCCGCTCAAAGACCTTATACCAGAAGTTCAGAACGGGGTACGCACGGGCCTCTTGATAGGTAAGGATGTTGTTGACCCAGACCATCCGCAGAATTTTGTGGGCAGGTTGCGTGTTACAGACCCACAATCACTGAAAGACCCCAGACCAGATAATAGCCACGATTCAGCCTTTGGACACAATCCAGTAGGCGGGCTGTTTACTGACTTAACAATTAGTGTTGGAAGTGTTAAAGTAGTTACATAGGGGTTACATCAGCGCATGGTTTATATTAATATCATTGCATGAGTCATTAAGGAGATTGATATGGCTAGAGAAAAGAGAAAGCCGCCCACAAAGAAGAAAAGTTTTTTCTCCCGCTTGAGAGATAGGTCATCCAAATTGCAAGCAGAGAAAAAGGCCGAACGTAAAGAGTTTGAATCAAAGCGAAAAAAGAAGGCAGAGTTCTTTGGAAGCAGAAGCGGTGGCACAAAAGCGGACCCGCTTCAGCTTGCCAGCGCAAGGAAATACAAAATTAAGTCGGGCGATACGCTTTCTCAGATTGCTAGAAACTACGGCGTTAGCCTCAAGGCTCTTAAAGAAGCTAACAAAATTAAAGACGCAAATAAAATTAGGTCTGGTCAAAATCTTGTAGTTCCGGGCGGGAAGAAGCCAAAAGCGACGAATGTCTATGAAGGCACGGACGTAAGCAAGATAACGAAGAACCCAACGCAGGCTCAAGTAAAAGCACAGAAGGCTAAAAACGTAAAGACTGATGCCAAGGTGAAGGAAGGAAACCTGAAGCGTATTGGCATTAATGCTGACGGCACACGGAGAAAAAAGGCAGGCGGCACTGTAAAGAAAATGTCTGCTGGTGGAATGACCTCTCGCGGCATGGGTGCGGCGACTAAGGGTGGTAAGTTTTCAGTACGATAGGGGTATACTATGCGTAAAAAGGTAGCCAAAAAGTCTAAGGGTATGAAGCGTGGTGGCATGATGAAGTCTAAGGGCTATCGTCGTGGCGGCATGATGAAATCCAAAGGCATGAAACGTGGCGGAATGATGAAGTCTAAGGGGATGAAGCGCGGCGGGAAAACAGCCAAACCAATGACACTTGCTCAAATTCGCTCTGCGGCTAAAGCAAAAGGTTACAAGCTCACTAAAGCTTAATGCCATATCTTCAAAGCAATATACCTCACTTCAAGTGTTGGGTGAGGCGTGAATACACGCATAATCACGAAGCCTATCATGGGGAGTTTCTTCATGCGATGGCTGTCGCGGTTACCACTCTCCCCAATAGATGTCTCAGTTTCCAAATGATATTCACTGGCATAGAGGCCGAAGGCGAGGAAGAGGACACTGTGCATGGCGGCGCTATGTGGGCAAGGATGCCGATTACAGCATTGGTGGCAGACGAACCCTTGGAAGCTTGGCCCGAACCTATGGATGTCCATGATGCACAGCCTTGGGACTGCCCGTCTCACACACACGCCGTGTACACAATAGATAGGGCGACGCCCTGCCCTTGGCTTGCAAAAGTTGGCGGTAACTTTTATCCGGCAAAGTATATGTTTACTGTTGATTATACTGATAGCGAGATTGCGGATGACCCCGCGCAACACAAGCAAAGTCATGTTATGCACTTGTTAGATGCAGGGGAATGGACAGGAAACATTGTGGCCCTGCCAAACAATAGGGTTAGAGTAACGCACCCTGCGTGGTTTGAGACAGGCGAGGGCGCACCAGATTTTAAACCGTCTGCACATATACATTACAGCAAAAGTGATTTAGACTATACGCTAGATGTGAATAGGATTTTTGATAATCTTTATAACGAGGAATAGTTATGGCGTACACATTCACTACGCTTAAACAAGCGATACAGGATTATACTGAAAACACCGAAACAACTTTTGTAAATAATCTTACTAGGTTTATACAAAACGCTGAGGAGAGGCTTTATAGAACTGTTCAAATACCGAGCTTGCGTAGGGTTGTGGACTCAACCTTAATAAATGGGCAAAGGTTTTTAAACAAACCAGCAGATTTCCAGTATATATATTCTATCGCTGTTAAAGAATCAGACGGAGACTATGTCTTTCTTTTAGATAAGGATGCTAATTTTTTAAGAGAGGCGTATCCAAAAACTACAACAACTGGCTTTCCTTTGTATTATGCAAACCACGATGACGAGCATTTTATGCTCGCTCCGACCCCAGATGCTACCTATGCAGTTCAGTTACATTATGCAAGAGACCCAATCTCTATTACTGCGTCAGGTGACGGCACAAGCTGGCTAGGTACTAATGCGGAGGTCCCCCTGTTATATGGCTGTCTTATAGAGGCTTCAGTATTTATGAAAAGCGACCCAGATGTTTCTCAGACGTATGAAAATAAGTATCAAGAGGCAATAGCCCTTCTCGCTCAACAAACTGAGAGCAGATTGAAAAGAGATAGCTATAGAGATGGGGAGGCAAGAGTATAATGCTTGGAAACTCTGCCTCAATGGAACTGCCTAAAGAACCGATTGTAGCTGTCCATGCGACAGAGAACAGGGGGCATAGCCCTGAAGAAGTTGCAGAAAGATGTCTCGATAAAATTATACAAGTTTCTGAAACGGCCCCCCTTCCGATTAGGGAGCAGGCATATGCATTTAGGGATGTGCTTCGGCCTCTTTTAGTTTTTTATATGAGAGAGGCTATTAACAGTGACAGAACTACTGTGTATAATATACTTTGTAAGAACGGTCACAAAGATGTGGCTGAACAAATTAGGAGGCTGTAATGGCTATTACCCAAGAAATGTGTAACTCCTTCAAAGCTGAGTTGCTCAAAGCGGAGCATAACTTTACTGCATCTAGTGGGCATACTTTTAAACTTGCTCTTTTTACAAGTTCTGCAACCCTTAATAAAAGCACAACCGCTTTTGCTTCGACCAATGAAGCGTCCGGCACTGGCTATAGTTCTGGCGGCAACACCCTGACCAGCGTAACTCCTGTGCTTGATTCAGACACGGCAGTTTGTGATTTTGCCGATACAACTTTTTCAACCGCAACAATAACGGCAAACGGGGCGTTAATTTATAACTCTAGCGCATCCAACAAGGCTGTTGCTGTTTTAGCTTTTGGCGCTGACAAAACTTCAACTAACGGGGATTTTACTATCCAATTCCCATCGGCGGCGGCAAGCACAGCCATTATCCGTATAGCATAGTGGTCTGTTATGGCGTTGGTTATTGCTGATAGGGTCAAAGAAACCAGCAACACCACTGGCACGGGGACATACACTCTTGCTGGCGCAGTGACCGGATTTGAGACATTTGCCTCCATAGGAAACGGCAATACAACTTATTATGGTTGTGTTGATGATGCGGGCAACTTTGAGGTGGGTGTTGGTACATACACATCTTCAGGAACAACTCTTGCAAGAACTTCTATCCTGCAATCAAGCAACAGCGATTCTGCTGTCGATTGGTCGGCTGGGGTAAAAACACTGTTTTGCACGATGCCAGCGCAGAAAGTCATGGTTCTTGATTCCGACCAAACAAGCGCGGCAAATAAGTTGCCGTTTTTTAATGGTGCTTCCGTTGCAGATGTAACAGATTTGACTGCTTATGGCAGGTCGTTAATAGACGATGCAGATGCGTCTGCCGCAAGAACAACCCTTAATGTAGACGAGGCAGGAACAGCAGTCGCACTTGCCATAGCTTTAGGATAACAGAAATATGGCGAATACATTCAAGATTAAAACTGACACTGCTGTAGGCACAGGTGCGGCTACTATTTACACCTGCCCTAGCGCAACACAAACTACAATTATAGGACTATCTGTTGCTAACATTGTTGCATCGCAAATTACTGTTGATGTGCAATTAGAGAACAACGATGGCGATAATATCTATCTAGTCAAGGCGGCTCCTATCCCGGTGGGTAGTGCCTTAGTCGTCGTAGGTGGCGACCAAAAGGTTGTCATGGAAGCATCAGACGTATTGAAGGTAACAACAAACACAGCATCCTCTGGCGATGTTGCGTTGTCTATACTGGAGATTACCTAATGGCGATAAGCAAAATTACATCAGATGCTATAGACGCAACTGACTTTAATTTAGACAGCAACACGTTGACTGTTGACGCCACGAATAATCGGGTTGGTATTGGGCTTGCGGACCCTGATACACCATTAGAAGTTCAACTTGGTTCATCAGGCAATGCCATAAAACTTTCGTCGAGAACAGATGGTGTAAGTGTTTTCCTTGCATTCGAACAGCAAGAAAGCGGAACAAAGCATGTGCGTGGGCGTATTAGGGCGGCAAGCAATGGAGTTGATGGCGGTTTAATTTTTGAGACAGGTGCGTCTAGTTCAACAAGTGAGCGTATGCGTATGTTGTCAGGTGGCGGCATAACATTCAACGGTGACACTGCCACGGCTAATGCACTAGATGATTATGAGGAGGGAACATTTTCACCTGCTTATGCTCATACAAGCGGAGGCTCTTTTAATCACAACATACAGCTTGGTCGATACACCAAAATAGGTCGGGTAGTTCATTGTACAGGTAGAGTTAGAGGAGCTTTAACATCATCTGGTAGTGGTGCTGTTAATGTTACAGGATTTCCTTTTACTTCGGCAAGTACAGCAAACCTACATGCGTCAGGAGCAATAGGTCGTACAGGTAATTTTAACAATGCTCCAAAATCATTATTTATGGGAACAAACTCAACTCTTATGGCAATGAGACAAAACAATAGTTCAAGTAGTCCAAAAAGTAATGTTTCAGATGATACAGTAAGTGCTGATATGGATACGGGTACAAGCTCTAATGACCTAATATTTTCTATAAGTTATATGACAGATTAGATATGAGGGATAAATAGTGGCATACATAGGACAAAACGCTGACGGAAACTTCACCACATCGGTATCGAAAGATACCTTTAGTGGCAATGGTTCTACTACGGCATTTACTTTGTCTGAAGCCGCAACGACAAATACTGTTGATGTCTTTGTGGAAAATATACGTCAAGAGCCAACAACAGCATACACAGTAGATGGCACAACTCTTACCTTTACAGCCGCACCTGTAACAG